CTTTACCACCTCCATCATCTCCTCCACCTCCATTACCGCCTTTACCACCTCCATCATCTCCGCCACCTCCATTACCGCCTTTACCACCTCCATCATCTCCACCACCTCCATTACCGCCTTTACCACCTCCATCATCTCCGCCACCTCCATTACCGCCTTTACCACCTCCATCATCTCCACCACCTCCATTACCTAATGCTAATAATGTTAATACTGCTCAGCAATATTTACAAGAAATTAATGTTTTTATTGAAAAAATAATGAAAGATGTTAATGAGGTAAAAAAAGCATTAAATGATGCAAAAAAAGCAGAAACTGATATTAAAAATGCTGAAACTAATGCTGATTTAAATATTGCACGGGATAGTCTGGTATCGGCAGTATCAAATGTTAATTATGCATATGAAAATGCTAAAATCGAACTACACGAAGCATATAATGTATTTGGAAATATTAAATCCATTACAGAACCAGGTCCAGTTACTATTAAAAAAGCTGATTTGGATGTTTTAAAAAAAATTATGAATGATGCTACTATAAAAATTGAAAGTGCAAATAAATCTGTAAATGATATATTAAGTAAAAAAAAAGAAGTTGAAAAACTTTTATTAAAAATAAAACCAATAAAAGCAATAAAAGCAATATTTAATTCTGTAAAAAATACAATAACATCTAAACCAAAATTATATTGTTATGATTATTTTAATAGTATAAAAAAAACAGAATACCCATATATACCACCTAATAATAAACAAATTATTACAAACTTTGAATATGATAATAAGTTTTTAAATATAGAAAATGATAAATTATATGCATATTTTTTACAAAATGTAAATGTTTATTCATTAGCAGATAATCATTATAATTTAATAAAATATTTAAATAGTTTAGTAGATTTAAATATTTTAGATGAAAAAATAAAAAATAATAATATAATAACGATTAAAAATATTAATAGAAATTTAGAATCATCTCCTTATATAAATTATATAAAAAAAATGAATGCTATACCGTCTTTTATTATTAAAAAAAATATTTTTGAAATAAAAAATTATTTAGATAATTTTTTAATAGAAAATAGTAATGTATATATATTAAGTGAAAAAAATATAAAATATTTATGTTATTATTATGAATTAGTTATTGAATATTATATATTTAATACATTTGTTAAATTTGTTATCAATACTAATAATAATATATATATAAATACGCAAATATATAAATTTTCTAAAATAAAAATCAATAATAATAAATATGAAATCGAATTAAATTCTAATAATGATTATACCAAAAATATAATAGATATAATAAATGAAATAGAAGAATATTTTAATAGTAATAATATTACACCTAATAATATAATAGATAATTATATAAATTATATAAATGATATATATGAAAATAATAAAAGTTTATTTGATGAATTTAAAAAATTTGATAAAATTAAAAAAAAATATATTGACGCATTAGAAACAAAAAATATAGAAAATGAAAAAACATCAGATATAGCTGATAAAGATTATAATAACAATTTAATAGAAAATATTAAAAAAACTTTTAATTTAAAAGAAAATTTAGATAATTATTTATTATATTTAAAATCAATAGATGATATTTTAATAACTATTTTTATAAAAAATAAAATACCATATAAAAAATTAGCAATATATGGAGGAGGTGATATAAATAATTATAAAAAAAGATTAATAGAAATATTAAATAAAATTAGAGAAGAAAAAAAAGAAAAATTAAAATTATATAAATATAATTCATGGAAAATACCAGATTTTATTAAAAAAATACCAGATTTTATTAAAGAACCTTCTACTGAAACAAAAATAGTAAGAGATAAAATAGAAAATATAGAAACAGAAGATATAGAAAATAAAAGAAAAATTAGAAATAATATAGAAATTGATAAAATTAAAAATGAATTAACATTATTATCAAAAACAAAAGAAAATGAAAAATATAATACACAAATAATAGTTTTAGCAAAAAAATTAAAAGAATTAGTTGAAAATACTATCGACTATGATAGTATAATTGCAAATATACCTAATTTAAAAGAAAGAATAGAAGGAATAGAAGCAAATATTACTATAAAAACAGCTGAAACAAAGAATAAAATAAAAAAAAAAATAGAAGAATTAAAAAAAAAAGAATTAGAAAAAGAAACAGAAATCGCAGATGTATTAAATGCAAATTCTGAAACAATAAAAGATTATGAAACACAAATAAAAACATCAAATGAAAAATATGATAATGAAATAAAAATAAAACAGGATGCAATAAACGCAGCAACATCATTAAGTGCTAAAAAAGATTTAGAAACAGAAATATTTAAATTAAAAAGAGAAAAACAATATGCTGAAAATAAAATTAAAAAAAATATAGAACAATATAAAGACCCAAAAAGAATAAAAGAATTAGAAAAAGATTTAAAAGATATTAAATATAAATCATCAAAAGAGATAAATAATAGTTTAGATGATTTAAAAAAATTAAATAAAGAAGAATATGAAACATATAATAAAACAATAGAAGATCAACCAGATGTAAATAATATAATAAATACGGTAGATTTTGATAGATATATAGATATATTTAATAATATATTATTTATGATATTGATAATATCAATATTATTTGTATTATTAATATTTACGATATCAATAATAAATTTAATATTAATAGTATCATATATTATATTAGATATAATATATTTAATATTTAATAATAATCATATATATAATTCAAGTTTTGAATATTCATTAATGGATTGTATATATTGTACAAAAGATGATTATTCAAAAGAGAAATTATATATATTTTTAGAACAATATTTTACATTAAAAACATTAAATATAGTATTTTATGCATTTATAATAGTATTATTTATAATAGCATTATATTTAATATTATATTTATATTCTGAAATGTATAATAAAAAATTTAAGGGTTCATTAAATAAAATAGAACAATCATTTTTAGTAATATTTACATATATATTAATATTTGTAATAATTCACATTGGATTATATCAAATAATATTTCAAAATTTTATTATAAAATATTATAATAAAGCAAATACTAATGAAAAAACAATAGATAATATTATATTATCAAATATTATAATAGATGATGATTTTTATAATATAATAACAAAAAATAATTATTCAGATATAAATGATTTTATATCAAATAAAATATCAAGTGATATAAATTCATTATCAAAATATTTATTAATATATAATATATATACATATATATCTACATATATATCAAATACAGAAGATAATATAAATAATTTAAAAAATTATTTAACATCAAAAGATAATAATATATCTTTTTATTCATTATTAAATATGCAAAATACATCAGTAATGCAAAAATATTATGAAAATTTAGATTTTTATCAAAATATTGCAGATAATAATGATGATACTAATAAAGAAATAAATACACAAATACAAAATTTAAATAATAATATTAATGATATTAATAAATATATAATTAACAAAAATAGTACATCTGTACCAATGTATTATATATTTCTATATTGTTTATTAATAGTAATAATAAGTGCATTATTTGTATATATGATATTAACATCAATAATAAAAAGTAGTAATTATTTTCCTGAATCGGTAAAATATTTAATAAATAAATTAATGAATATTATAACTACCATATTTAATTATATAAATAATATCTATAATTATTAAATGTATATATTATTATTATTTGTATTTATAAGTATATTAATAATTTTTTTTACTATAAATTTATATTCTTTTTTGGTATTAAAATGGTATAATGATTTTTATTTATATATAAATAAAACATGTGGAAAATTTACACCAGAACTTTATACATATAGGCATAATATATATAGATTATTATATAATAAAGACGATAATAATATAACATATTACAAAAAATTATTTTTTAATACATTTTATATAAATATAATATTATTAATAGTAATTTTAATAAGTATATTTAAAGATGATATTAATTTTAATAATAATAAAATAATCTTTTTAATATTTTTTATAATATATGTATATATCTATTTTAAAATTAATAATTTATATAGTTATATTGATAATATAAATATATTAAAAAATTATGATAATGTTTATACAACATTAAATGCACTTATTAAATTTAAATTAGAAAATGACCCTATTATTACTATCGATTATAATATTAGTGATTATAAAACTCAATTAAAAAATGAAATAAATATTTATAATATAATTAAAAATAAATTAAAAGATATAGAAAAATTAAAAGCATCTTCTGAACATGCTAAAGCTAATGATATTTTATTATCTATAAATCCAGATGATTTAGATTTATATACAATAGAAGAATCTAGTGTTAAAAAAATGAAAGATGATAAATATATAAAAGACCATCCATTTACATCTTCTCAACAAAATATAATAAATCAAAGAAATATAAAAATAAAAAATTTAGAAGAAATTATAAATAATAAAGATTATACCAATCTTTATATAAATAACGAAAAATTTAAAGAATTATTAACGAATTTAATAGTAAAATATGAAAAACTAGGAAATAAATCAGATATAGATTATAAATATAATGAATTATATGATAATAATGATTTTATAAAATATTTTATATTAAATAATGAATATTTAAATTATTTAGAAAATTATACAAATACAAATGATGATATAAAATATTATTATTCATTTTATTGGAATTTTTTAAATATGAATAATTTTTATATTAATACAAATAAAATAATAACAACACCTGAATATAATAGTTTAAATCAAATTTATTATATAATAAATAATGATAATACAATAAAATATTTTATATTTGATAAAGATGATTATAATATTAAAATAAATACATTATATCAAATAATAGAAAATAGGGAAAATACAAAAATAGTAGGAGATAATGATAATAAAAAATATAATATAATAAATAAAATATATAAAAAAATAAAAGAAGATACTAAAATCGATAAATTAGAATATTTATTTACAGATTTAAATACAATATTATTAAGTAATGATTATACATTTAAAAAAATAAAAAATAATATAACATCATATTTATCAAATTATATATTATTATTAATAGTATATATATATATATTAATATTTGGATTACATTTTATATTTATATTATATTACAAATATTATATATATATCTTAACAATATTAATATTTTCTATAATGATATTATACGAATATTACAAAAAATTATGATTTTAAACAATGACTATAAATTATATTTACCATTTCTAATAATTTACCTTCAAAATATTCATATCCTATATTAGTTTTATTATTGAATTTTAATTTAAAAATATTAATTAATGTTTTTTCTAAAATATCACAGTTTTTACATATCATTTGAAATAATAAAATACTTCCTTTTGGATAATCCTTAAATCTTTTATTATTTTCTTGTTTAGTTTTACCTATTTTATAAATAGGTTGATTACTATTAAAAAATTCTCTTTCTTGTAATAAATAAATATAATGAATATCTTCATTTTTATTAATAACAAAATCAACAGCTTTACAATTATTATTTTTTATATGTCTTGATTTACTATGTCTATTAGAAAAAGTTTTCATACATTTAGGACAAGTTAAAATGCCAATACCTAAACATTTTTCTTCATGTTTAATTAAATTTTTAATAGTTAAATATTCTTTGGAACATTTAGAACAAAAATATTTTATTTTTTTATCATCATTATTATTATTATTATCATTATTATCATCATTAGTATCATCATTATTATTATTATTATTATCATTATCATTTTTATTATCATTATTATTAATATTTAAAATTTCTTTAGAATGCTGACTTATCTCATGTACTTTTATATTATATTTACGATTACTGGTATAATTACAAAATGAACAATTATAAATAACGTTAAGATATTTATAATAATATTAAAAGTTTTTGAAATTATTTTTTTTAAAATGTATTATTTTCTATTATATATTTTATTAAATCAAATAATGTATTATATTTTTCTTTATCATTTTTATAATATATTGATAATAATTTATTTATTATAAAATAATATATTTCCTCATTATGTATTTTTTCATTTAATTCTTTATCATGATTATTAAAATATGATATTAGCGATGATGAATTATCATTTATTAATTTTGTACTCATTAAAGATAAATTAATTGTTTTCCAAGTATTATTTTCTTTTATTTTACATCTTTTTAATTTTTCATCATATAATATATTATGGTTTTCTGGAAAGTCTTTATTAAAATGTTTTTTTTCAATAAATAACGAGACACTATTATTACTTTTTAAAATTTTAAACATATCATCATCAGATAAATAATCTATTCTTTCACTGCCATAATTATTAATAATAAAAGTATTATTGATAGTATTATTACTATTAGTATTATTAATATTTGTATTATGAATATTAGTTATAATATTTTGTATATTAGGACTACAAGCATTAATAATACTTTTAGCTTTACAATTATTTCTTTTAATATGATGTGATTTACTAGAACTATTAGAGAAAGTTTTCATACATTTAGGACAAGTTAAAATACCAATACCTAAACATTTTTCTTCATGTTTAACTAAACTTTTAAAAGTTAAATATTCTTTATTGCATTTAGAACAAAAATTACTTTTTTTTTCAATTGGAGCAGTATTTTTTTCAATTGGTGCAGTATTTTTTTCAATTGGAGCAGTATTTTTTTCAATAGAGGCAGTATTTTTTTCAATAGAGGCAGTATTTATTATAACCTTATTATTATTAGGATTATTTAATATTTCTTTAGAATGCTGACTAATCTCGTGTACTTTTATATTATATTTACGATTACTGGTATAATTACAAAATGAACAATTAAAAATATTTTTAGTATCCATTGTTTCTAATAGTATAAAATATCTTTATATCAAATTTTATTATTATAAAATTACTAAAAATAACTAAAATTAGTAAGTAATTAGCAAGGGTGTTTTATTTTAATTTATAAAACATTTAAGAAAAATAAAAAAATGTACTTTTCAAAATTTACATAAAATAAAGAAGTATAAAACTGATGTATAAAAAAAGAAAAAAGAAATAAAAAAAGAAATAAAAAAATAAAAAACATGAAAATTTAAATAAATTATAATATTAAAATGGGAAATTCCAGTAGTACAAATACAGAAGTTACCAGAAATATACCAGATACTAAAAGATATGACATAGAACATAATTATTCAAAATTATTATTATTTGAAAGATGTATTTATATGACAATGGAAAAATATAATGCAAAAGCATATATACCAACAAATATATATATAGATAGAGGAATAGCAAGTAATATAAATACAATAGATGATTTAGATAGTTATATAATAAATAAAATAAAAACCCTAGCATTAGAATTAGGAAAAAATGAAGGAGTACCAGCAAAAGTACCAGGTCCAATATATATAATGTATGCTAAAAAATTAGAATATGATGGAACAATATTTGGGAAATGTTTTGAAGATATAAAAAACAATAATATAAATACGCCAAATTGTACAACAGCAGATAATATAGAAGCATATAAATTTATAGCATCAAATATAAAAAACGATGATACAGAATTAAAGAAATCAAGTATGTCAAGATATAAATTTAAAAATAATTATGAATATATAATATATTATCCAAGTTTAAGTCCAAATAAAAAATATTTTACAAATTATAATTCATATTTAAATAGTAATAAATGGATGCGAGATTTATTAAAAAATTATTATTTATTTAATATATTAGATTTAAATAATCAATATACCTCATTACGAGAAAAATTATTAATTAATTTTGGACCATTATATGAAGATAATATAGATAAATTAATAGAAGCCTTAAAATTAAATAATTCATCATGGAAATATCCATTTATTAAAGAAGCATATAATACATGTATAAGTAATGGATGTGTTAGTGATTATGGAGAAGATTTTGATGAAATAATACCTAAAAAAACATCAGATACAAGTCAACATGAAAATAATGCTCAACAAAAAGCACCATATTTTCCTACAAAATGTTTAAAACAGCCAAATTATAAAGAGAATATGATAAATGATAATGATAGTTTTTATAATGATATAAAAACTAATATAAACGATTGTATATCAGGTTATAGAAATAATTTAGAAGCAATAAAAAAAAATAATAATGTAGATTTAAATTCATTACAAAATACAGATGTATTATTAATTAAAGAATTAAAAAAATGTTATTTTAATTATAGACATAATAATTCAAGTACAGATTATAATGATGATATAAAATATCATTATTCAAAAAATTATAATACAAATATATTAACAGAATTATCAGAACGATATTTTGGATACCCTGGTGTAGCTGAAGTAACATTTCCATTATTTCGATTAAATAGTTCAATGATAAGTAATTATATATTAAATTTACCATGGGGAGACAAATTAATAACCGGAAATTATTTAATAACAGATGATGATAAATTTTCATTAGAAAAAAATAAAAAAATATATTCATTTAACGAGCAATATTATATGACATTAAACAATAATGGCATAATAATAGTAAAAGATATAAATAATAATATATTATATACATTAAATGATAATTTTAATAAAAATATAGTAAATGTAAAATTTGAAAATGGAAAATTAACAATGTATATTACAAATGATAAAAATAATATAGTTCAATCATGGGCTATGAATGTAGTTGATTTTTATAAAGGTTCATCACCATTTGCATTAATATTAGATAATAATGGAGATATAAATATATATGGTGATAAATTTACTGAAATTACAAATGATGTTTTAAAAAATCGTATTAAATTATCAAAAAATTATATAATAAATTATGGTTATGATGAAAATATAGAAACTAATATGAATAATCCCCCATCAATAAGTGGAGATATGAAAGATGGTAAATTTACCGGAAAATCCAGAAAACCAATATATAGTTTAGATTATGATTATTGTTTAAGAGTATTAAAAGATATTAAAAATTTAAATAATATAAATGAAGATATATGTATTCTAAAATAATTTAGATATATCAATATTATCATATGTTTTTTTTAAATATGGTTTTAACATAATATTAAATTTTTCATTTATAATATTATAAATTAAAATGTCATATAATTTTTTATCAGTATCAATATCATTATTAATAATAATTTCATTATGAAATTGATAAATATTTAATGCTTTAATAATACCAAATGAAATAACAAAAATTTCATTATTATCATTATTTTTAATTTTAGTATTAATAAAATAATCTAAATGTTTATATAAATTATAATTATTATTATAAGATTTTTTAACTAAAATTAAAAATTCTTTAAAAATTTCAAAAATAAAAATAATATTATTTAGTTAGTTAGTGTATATATGTCTAATATAATTTTACCAATTGAAAAATTAATATATAATATTAAAATTATTGATATTAATAATTTTAATATTGATACCATTACTTTTTCAAATAAATGGTATGATTGTGATAATAATTTATGGTATTATAAAGATTATTATAATTATAATATTACCTCATATAATTCAGATGATACAGATGATTATGAATATATAATTAAAAATCCATATACAATAACTAATATGAATTTTAAAAATAATATAAATATAATTATTTTAATTGAATATAGAATAATTAAATTAAAAAAAGAAATAAATAATATTAGTAGTTTATTAAGTTTTATTAAAACAAATATTATATATAACTTAAATTATACTTTAAAATATAATTTAAATGATAGTGATTTTAAATTAATTGTATTATATATTAATAATATATTAAAAAAAAATATTAATATTACTAATGAAAATATAATATCATATTATATTATTGCTAGAATTATTGAAAATATTATACATTATTTAAATTATTTATATATTGCTATTGAAATTTTGAATATTGATTATAATTATATACATAAAATATTTATGTATAATAATATTATATATGATAAAATTATTATAGAACATAATAAATATACTATTAATGATTATAATATATATAATAAAAATAAAAATATTACATCATATATATTATATTTAAATACTAATAATAATAAATGGAATATAATTATTAATACTGATAATTATATTACCGATATTAATAATATAATTAAAAATATACAAAACAATTAGCAAAAGGCTCGTAAAATAAACTAATTATTTAAGCGATTTCATAAATTCTTCCATATTTTTAATACCCATACTTGAATTACAATTTTGACATATTGGTTTTAAATTGGATACGATTGTTTCACCACCATTTGATTCAGCAACAATATGACCACAATGAAAAGACATTTGAGTTATATCAGTTGATTTACAACACATACATTTAGATTTACCAATATCTTCACCAATATTAGTATTCCATACAAGTTTTTTTATAGTAGAAGAAATAGTTTTCTTCTTCTTTTTTTTGTCATTATTATCAATATTAACTTCTTTTTTAATTACTTTTAATTTTTTTTCTTCTTCTTTTTTAAGTAATTCTTTTTTTTCTTCTTCTTTTTTAATTACTTTTAATTTTTTTTCTTCTTCTTTTTTAAGTAATTCTTTTTTTTCTTCTTCTTTTTTAAGTAATTCTTTTTTTTCTTCTTCTTTTTTAAGTAATTCTTTTTCTTCTTCTTCTTCATTTTTAAATATATCTAAAAGTTCGTTAATAAATAATACATTATATTTATTATCATAAATTTTTTTAATTAATGGATTAATTATATTTTTCATATAATTTTCTTTACACGATGTTTGTAAAACAAATTTTTCATACATATTTTCAATATCTCGAGATATAATAAAACCATTTGAATCTCTACTATATTTTCTAATTACTTTTAATATATCAATACTATTATCATTTTGACTATCATGCCGTAAAAAAGGATGAGGACATTGAATAATTGGTACTAATTTATTATATTTTTTAAATAAATAATCATTTATTTTATCTATATCTGTCATTACTTATAAATAACAAATTTATTCAATAATAGTAATAAAAATAATTAAATGGATTATATAAATTTATTCAAATTTCTAAAATCTAATGATTTTTTACAAAAACTAAACAATTATAACATACATGGTTTTAGTATTGTAGAATATTTGAAAGATGATATTTTAGATAATGAAATAAATGAAAAAGACGATACATTATTTTCATTTTATTCACCAAGAGCAATATTAGAGTTTTATGGTTATATACATTATTATGATAATACAAAAAATTTGATATAACAATTGCATATCGACATCCAGAAATCAAAAGTAATTATCGTATTATTAAATTTAATAATATTGATAATACAGATAAAATTTTAACAATATTTACCAATGATGTATATAGAATTATGTTTTATAATATTATTACAGAAACTGATAATGATATTGAAAAAGATATTTATGATTTGTAAAAAAAAGAATATAACCAATGTATAAATAAATATAAATAATTTTTTGTAATAATTGTATTACTATTATTTACAATATTAATAACTTCTTTATTAGTATCTAAATATTCATTTAATATATCATTATCATACTCTGTATTAGTATTATTAATATAATTTAATAAAATATCATTTTCAGTATTTTCATTATTTTTTGTATTATCTAAAAAATAATTTAAATTTTCGTATGTAAGTTCAGATAATATTCTATTTGATTCTTCGTTCATTATTTTTATATTATAATAAGTTTTTATTTTTATATAATAAAATTATTATATATTCCTTATTATATTAATACTGAGAGTACATTTCTTAAATTTTGAAAAATAAAATTAAATTACTTTAAAGTAAAATAAATAAAAATTTGAAAAAACATAAAATGTACTCTCACTATTATGATGTATAATAAAAATATATAAGATTTTTATTATTATATATAATAAAATGGAAGTAACAAATGATTTTATATATAAACTGGTAGATCATTTAGAAAATAATTCTAATAAATATATACTATATTGTATAAAAAATTATAATGAGACAGTAATATTATATAATTGTCCATATTTATATAATAAAATAATAAAATAATAAAATAATAAAATAATAAAATAATAAAATAATAAAATAATAAATTTATATAATTTATTATCAAATACTGAATATAAATTAAAATAAAATTTGGATATATATAGATATAATATATTATATAATATTGTAAATATTATGTATTATAAAACAGGTATATATTTTTGTAAATATTTATATAAATGTATATTATATGATTATAATAAAGATATAGTATGTTGAAAACTAATTATATTTTTTATAATTAGTTTATATAAATGTATAGTGATTATGTAAATGTAGTAAAAGATAATTTAGACAAATTACCAAATGAATGGACATTTAAAGGAAATTCTAATTATACTACAATATTAGAAAATGCAAGTAAGGAATTAGGAAACCAATATATTGAAGTAATAGGAGAAGAAATATTAAATTATATTAAATATATATATAATAATGATAAATATGGTAATCCAATTAAAAATTATTTTAAATTTTTAAATATTATAATAGAATGTTCGCCATCAAATTTTAGATATATATATCATGCTATGTTAATATTGAAATATTTAATATCAATAAATAAAAAAGAAGTAGATATAATAGAAATTGGAGGTGGATATGGTGGATTATGTTATTATTTAATGAAATTATCAAAATATTATAATATTATAATAAAATCATATCATATTTTTGATTTAAAAGATGTAAGTAAATTACAAAAATTATATATAGATAATATAATACCTGATAATAATATAACAACATCATCATTAGATGATGATTATAGTTATTTAAAAGAAAAATCATTTTTAATTAGTAATTATGCATTTAGTGAATTATCAGAAGAATATAGAAAAATATATGAAGAAAAAGTAATATCAAAATATATATCAAATGGATTTATGGTATGGAATAATTGTAAAATATATAAATTTATTAATAAAGAATTAAGAGAATTTAGAATAGAAATAGAACATCCAAATAGTAATTATTCTAATGCTATGACTAATTGTTTTGTATATTTTTAGTATAATTAAAAATATCATTTTGTAAAATAATAATACTTATAAATAAAAAAATGACTATCGTATTAGTAATAATATTTATCATAAACTGATAAATGGCGGGCGCAAAGAAAACGACTGATTTGAAGAAATCAACTAAGTCAGATGGAACAGTAGATAAGAGATATACATCACCTCAGTTTGTAAAGAAAGATGGTACAAAAGAAAATAAATAAAAATAAAACCCAAAAAAACATTTATTATCATTTTTTGGGTTTTAAATAAAAAAAATGATAATATAATTATTTATAATATACAATAAAATGAATATTATAAATAAAGAAAAATTAATTAATATTATTTTAAATTTAAACAAAAATAATAAAAAAACAAATAAAACAGATGTACTATATGTAATAAATTATATAAATAAATATAATAATGATAATAAAAATAATTTAGATGTAATTACTTATAATAATATAAATAATATAATATTTTTAATAGAAAGTCCATTATTTGTAAAATATAATTATACAGAAGATAAATTATTATATGATATTACAAAATATATTAATGCTATTTTACATAATAAATATGGTAAAAAATTATGTAATGATTTATTGATTATTAATAATAAACATAATAATATATTATATAATAGATATATAATAATTATTATAATGATATTAATAATAATTATATATGTAAATATATTTGTATAAAAATAAATAAAGATCATAAAAAAAATGATAATTAATAATAAAATAATAATTATATATCAAATATATGAAGAAACCAATAAAAGTTCCAACATTAAAAGAAAGATTTGAACGATTAAGAAAAATTGGAAAAGAATTAAAAAGAGAAAAGAAAAAAATAGCAAATACTAATTATTACAAAATGGTATGTGATAATAATGGATTAGAAGGTGGATATTATTTGAAACATTAAAATAATAAAATTTAAAAAAATGATTAAATTATTATTTTTTTATTTTACTTAATGAATAGAATATTTATATATAAAATTTTATTTCTAATTATTATAATGGATAAAATAATGTATTATATAGATATAATACCAAAATCTAGATTAAATATATTTAATATAAACATTATAGATTTAATATAAATATAAATGAATTTTTTAGATTGTAAAATAGTAAATACATGGGGTATTATGTATAATTGCGATATATATAATGAAAATGAGAAATTTATAGATTTTAATAGATATTTAGGATCAATAAATTGGAATAATATTAAAACCGGAAGTAAATTATATATAGGTTTAAATTATTTAAACAATTTTATAGAGAATTATTTAAATAAACTAAAAGTTCCTATTTTTTTAATTACAGGTCATGGTGATTTAGAACCTATTAAATCTATAATAGATAATGAAAAAATAATTCATTGGTTTAGTCAAAATGCTGATTTTAAACATCCTAAAATGACTTTAATTCCTATAGGAATGGATTATCATACATTAGCAACAACAGGTAATACCTCATGGGGTATAAATAATACACCAATAAACCAAGAAAATGAGATATTTAATATAAGAGATGCATTTAAAAGAGAAAAAATATTAAAATGTTATTGTAATTTTAAATATACAATAAATGATAGAAAATATGGAGATGATAGAATAAATGCATTAAACGAAATACCATCATATTTACTTTTTCATGAAAAACAAGCAGAATTAAGGATTATATCGTGGATAAATCAAATATCTTATAATTTTGTTATATCGCCTGCAGGTAATGGTTTAGATTGTCATCGTACATATGAAGCATTAGCATTAGGATGTATTCCAATAGTAAAAACGGGACCATTAGATGAATTATATATAGATTTACCAGTATTAATAGTAAAAGAATGGAGTGATATAACATTAGAATTATTAAAAACAACATTAGAAGAATATAAATTAAAAGAATTTAAAATGGAAAAAATAACTTTAAAATACTGGAATAATATAATAAATGAAAAAGTAGCAAATTATAATGATATAAAACATAAATATTTAAAATATAAATAATGAGGAAATAAATTTTTAAGTTTTTTTATTATCCATAATAAAATATACTAAATCTAATAAATTATTTTCTAATAATTTAATTTTTTCTTCATGTTCGTTAATTTTTTTATAATATTTATCAAAAAACATTATATATTCAATTTTATTATTTTTTTTTTTTTTTTTTTTTTTTAATTCTTCAAATAATTTTTGATCAGCAGGATTATTAATATACTCTACACTATCATATTTTTTAATATGATAATTAATTATTCTTTGTTTTTCTAAATAATGACTTAATAAATTAGTATCCATATTTATATTAATAATATATCTTATTTACTATTAAATTAAATAAATATATTAGTGTAAAATATATATAATGTAAAAAAATAAATATTTATTATAGATAGTAATTTTAAATGGATGAGTGGCAAATTATTGATTCATATTTTAAATCACATAAATATCCATTTACAAGTCATCATATAGATAGTTATAAGGAATTAATAAAAACACATATACCAAATACAATTGAATCATATAATCCTATAACTATGATAAAATATTCAGATGAAACAAATGATGTTATAATGAAAGTATGTGTATATGTTGGAGGTAAAAATAGTGATGATATATTTATAGATCGACCTATAACATATGAAAACGGAGTAGCTAAATTAATAACCCCAAATGATTGTAGATTAAAAAATTTATCATATGAGACACATATATATGCGAATGTATTAGTAGAAATAACAGATGAAGATAATAATATAATAAATAAAGAATTTAAAAATGTGGCAATAGGTTCAATACCAATAATGATACATTCCGATATATGTATTTTAAATAATCAAGGTTCAAAAGTATTAAGAAATTTAGGAGAATGTCCTTATGATAATGGAGGATATTTTATAATAGATGGGAAAGAGAAAGTAATAATAGCACAGGAAAGAATAGCAAATAATCGTTTATTTACAACAAAATTAAAGAATGATCAAAATTTTAGTCATAAAGGATTAATAAGATGTACAGGTGAAATAGGAGAATCTGTATTAAAACCAAGAACAATAGAATTTTATTTAGTAAAAAATCCAGATATAACAGTTGAGGAAGATGTAATAGAAGATTATCGTTTTATAAAAGGAACTATATTAGTAGGATTACCGTCAATAGAATCAAAAATACCATTATTTATATTATTTCGTGCATTAGGTGTTGAAAGTGATAAAGAAATATATAATTTAATATTTGGAGAAAATAATAATGAAAAGGAAACAGTATTTTTTGAAAATTTTATAAGACCATCAATAATGAATAATGGATATGAGAATGATGGAAAAATATATAATATATATACACAAGAGGAAGCATTAAATTATTTAAAATTTCGTGTAAAATATAAAACGATAGACCATGTAAAATTTATATTATCATCAGATATATTTCCAAATATTACATTTCAAAATAAAAGTAAAACATCAATAAATAATTTATGTCAAAATAAAAGTAAATATTTAGGATATTTAATAAAAGAATTTATAAATGTTATATTTAAAATAACACCAGAAAGTGATAGAGATAGTTATATATATAAAAGAGTAGATGTATCAGGATATTTATTAGCAGAATTATTTCAAGAATGTTATATGACATTAAGAAAAAGTATACGGAATGAAATGGATCGTATGTATTATTTTGGGTCATGGAAAAATAATAAAGATTATACAAATTTTATAACAAATGATAATATATATAAATTAATTAAAAATGTATTATTAGCAGAAACATTTACAAAATCATTAAAAGGGAGATGGGGAATGGGAGATAGTACAGACCCTGAATTAGGTAGAGTTCAAGATTTATCAAGAATAAGTTATATAGGTTTTATGTCTCATTTGAGACGAGTAAATATGCCAATAGATAGAAGTTTAAAAATTACAAGTCCTCATAAATTACATATACAGCAATTTGGAATGATGTGTCCATTTGAAACACCAGACGGTGCATCAGTAGGTTATTTAAAAAATTTAGCATTTTTAACAAAAATAACAGCAGGAACAGATCCTCATAATATAAGATTATGTTTAAATGACATAAATATAATACCAATAGAATATTATAATAAAACATTAAATCGTAATATAACTAAAATATTTATAAATAGTACATGGTATGGAATAACAGGAGAACCAATAAAAATAATGAGATTATTAAAAGCATATAGAAGAAATGGATTAATAAATATATTAACATCAATATCATGGAATATACAAAAAAATGAAATTCGTATATATACAGAAGCTGGTCGATGTTGTCGTCCATTAATAATAGTTAATAATAATGATATTAAAATTTTTAAAAATAAATATAATAATTGGTTTGATATGATATTAGGAACAACAATAAAATATTCTGATATAGATAAAACGGAAGATATATATTATAAAGATGAATATATAAATCCATTTAAATTAGAAATATTTAAAGATAAAAATATAGATGAAATATTAAATGAATTAGAAAAAAATATATCTGTAATTGAATATTTAGATGTTGAAGAAACTAATACAAATTATATTGCGATGTATCAAAAAGATTTAAATGAATATCATACACATTTAGAAATACATCCATCTACAATATTATCAGTTGTATCTGGAAATATCCCAATGTGTAATCATAATCAATCCGCTAGAAATGTTTTTCATGCAGCACAAACGAAACAAGCAATAGGTATATATGCAACTAACTTTAATAAAAGATTTGATACTTTTGGATTTATACAACATTATCCACAAAGACCTATAATAAATACAAGACATGCACAATATACTGGTAGTGATTATATGGCTAATGGTTTTAATACAATAGTTGCTATTATGACATATTCCGGATTTAATCAAGAAGATAGTATAATGATTAATAAAAATTCTGTTGAAAGAGGATTATTTCATTTATCATATTATAAATCAATAACCGCAACAGCAAAAATAGTATCACCTTATGAAAAAATTATATTTGTTAATCCAATAAAATTAAGAGATAAAGAAGGAATAAAAGTAAATGGTATAAAACACGCTGATTATAGTTTAATTAATGACGATGGTATAATATCTGAAGGTTCATATATACCTCGTGGTAAAATTGCGGTTGTTGTTGGTATGGTAACTATTAGAGAAATATATAAAGAAGTTAAAAAAGGTGTTTTTATAGAACAAATAAAAGAAAAAATATATACAGATACATCTATATTATCCGATGAATCATATTATGGTATGATAAATAAAGTATATATTAGTAATAAAACAGTAGGTGAAGATACTAAAATATGTAAAGTTAAATTTTTAAAAATTAAAAAACCAGAATTTGGTGATAAACATGCATCTAGACATGGGCAAAAAGGTGTTATTGGTATGATAATACCAGAAGAAAGTATGCCATATACAAAAGATGGAATTAAACCAGATTTAATAATTAATCCTCACGCAATACCGTCTCGTATGACAATAGGTCATTTAGTAGAATGTATTTATTCAAAATTATGTTGTTTAGAAGGTATATTAGGGGATGGAACAGTATTTATTCCAATTGATAATAATATTATAAATGATGGATTAGAAAAACGAGGATTTAATAGTCATGGAAATGAAATATTATATAATGGTTATACCGGAAAACAAATAGAAACTGAAATATTTATTGGTCCTACATTTTATTTTAGATTAAAACATATGGTTGCAGAAAAAATTAATGCTAGAGGATTTGGTCCTAAAGTATTACTTACAAGACAACCAACAGGCGGAAGAAGAAAAGAGGGAGGATTACGAATTGGTGAGATGGAACGGGATAGTGTATTAAGTCATGGCGTTTCTATGTTTATGAAAGAAAGTATGATGGAAAGATCTGATAAATATAGATGGTGTGTATGTAAAAGATGTGGAGTAATACCAATATATTCAACAAAAATAAATTCAAGTATATGTAATAATTGTAATAATAATGATTTAGCAATTATTGAAACTCCTTATACTTTTAAATTATTAATGCAGGAATTAGAAAGTATGGGATTACAAATGAGAATAAATACAGATAGTATTGAATTACCAATTGAACAATTAGTAATCGATGATATTGATATAGATGATATCATTAAAGAAGCAAAAATAATTAAAGAAGAAATTAAAGAAAATAATAAAATATGTCCGGATGATAAAGTTATAAATCCAAATACAGGAAGATGTATATCTAAAAAAAGCGCATTAGCTAAAAAATTAAAATTAGTAGGTGGTGTATATTTTTATAATAATTATAAAGGCGGTAATGATGGCAATATAGATAGTGATGGTATTGATAATGATGTTGATAATGATGTTGGAGATAATGAGGTTGATAATGATGATGTTGGAGATAATGATGTTGGAGATAATGATGTTGATAATGATGTTGGAGATAGTGATGTTGGAGATAGTGATGTAGATAGTGGTGGAGATAACGATGGAGATAATGATGTAGATAGTGGTGGAGATAATGATGTAGATAGTTGTGGAGATAATGATGGAGATAATGATGGAAATAGTGGTGGATATAATGATGGAGATAGTGGTGTAGATAATGATGAAATAAAAGGGGGAGATATAAATAATAGTTCAACAACATTTAAGCAAGAAATAAAAACAATTATAATATAAATAAAAGTTAGATATAATGCTTAATATAATACTATATATTATATTAATTATAATAGTAATAATTACATTATATGTAATATTTAATTTTATATATGATTATATAGTGTTTAAAAATGATAATGATACAACTATAAATAAAACAAACGATAATATAAAAATAATAAGTAAAAATATAAATACAATAAATGATGATTATAATACAAAATTAATAAATATAACAAGTAATTATAATTATTTAATAAATTGCAATTATAAAGAATTATCAAATATAATATCATCAAATAATAATAAAAATAAATTAAATGATAGTAATATAATAAAATTTGATAATTCATTAAAACAATATTTTACATTTAACGGAAATATAGATCCTGCAGCAAAAACCAATGCTGCATTATATGATTATATATTTGATAATACAATAAGTCCAAAAATAGATATTATATCAAAAGTAAATGCAATAAGTGGAATGACTATTTTAACCGCTCCAAATATAAAAGATTCAAATAATTTAAGAATATGTGATAATAATGGAAGTAATCCTAATTGTATAAATTTTAATTTAACAAATGGAAATTTTAATATAACACCTGAAACATCTAGTACAAAAAGTATAACAATGAATAATATAGACGGAAGTACATTAGCATTTTTTGATATGCAAAATAATATAATAAAAATAGCTCCAACAAATGATAGTAATGATGATGCTGCTTTATATATAAAAAATAAAGAAGTATATATGAAAAGTTTAAAATTATTAAATAATCCGAATGGTAATTATACTACTGAAATAAATTCAAATAATTATACTGATATCAATAGTTTATCATTTAATAATATAGCAAATACCGCATTTTGTTATTATTTTATTAATTATATAATTGATAATAATAATAATAAAAAAATAGGTATGGATATTAATATTATACCAATTGTAGATATAGATGTTAAATTAAATTTATATATAAATATACCTGAAATAACATCAGATTCAACACCAATAACATTAAACCAAAATTCATATATTAAATCTGGTGAATTTACAATATATAAATCAATTTCTTATATAAAATTTAAATTAAATAGTTCGATAACAGCAAAACAAAATTTTGTAATAACTATAACTGGTGGAATATTATGTCCAACATTATCAGATACAGGAATTGGAAGTATGACAATTGGATATATCGATAGTTAAATTTTATAAATAAGTAATAGAATGAATATATTATATATATTATTAATATTATTTATAATAAGTAATATATTTTATACATTAATAATAAAACCAAAATATATAAATATAAATAATGTTGAAAATTTTGATAATATAGTAAAGAGTTATGATAATAATATTAATAATAATGCATTAATAAAATATTCTAGTATAAAAAATACTTTAAATACAATAAAAGATATAAAAGATATTGAAATATATTTAGAGGAATTATCCGATTATTTTTATATAGATATAAATGATATCTATATAAATAATAATATTGAAATAATAAATAAAATAAATGATAATTTAACAGATTTATTAAGAAAAACAAATGAAATAAAAATAAAAGACCCTGTATATGTAATATTATTTTATAATTATGATATAAATAATAAAGAAGAAGATAATATTACAATAGGAAAACCAATGTCATATGTAAAAATGATAATGATATATCCAAATTATATTAAAACGTCAGATAATATATTTAAAAAAAATAATACAAATGTAATACATAAATTTTTTAAAAAGGATAATTTAAATAATAAAACAATAGTATATAAATTAAATAAAAATTATAATATATTTACATCTAAATTAGACTAATCATCATCATTAATAAAAAGATTTTTCTTTTTTTCAATAGGTATTTTTTTATATTCCTCGACATTATTCCAGAATTCTTTAATTTTAGGAATAAGTTCATCCCAGTTTTTTTTATTAAATTTAACAGTTTGTATATTAATTTTATTTAATCTCCAATAAATATATTTAATAAATATTTTAGAAGGGTCATTTAATTCTTTTAATTTATTTTCAATATTAATAATTGTTTCTTCTTTATCTAAATAAATATCTGAATATAAATAATAATATTCACTATTATATTTATATTCAGCAATTATACCGTGATTAATTTTTAAATTAATATCACATGATAAATAATCTTCTTTATTTAAAAATTCTTTAAAATCACATTCAATATAATCACATTCATTTAAACAACATACTGCTAATTGTCCTTGCATTTGTAATAAATATTTATGAGGAATAACACCATCTATAATTTTTCTGGAATATGGACATTTTATTTCAATCATTTTACCAATTTCTGTAATACCGTCAGGTGATGCTGCAAAACAATCTATATTTTTATCTAAAATTAAACCAAATTCATTAATAATAATATCATTATTTAATTGAGAATAACATCTCATAGCCATAGATTCATACATAGTACCCCATTTTAATGGCGGAATAACACTATAATTAATATTATCAATAATATGACCTGCTTTTTTTTTAATTAAATTTGTATTATTTGATGATATTGCTTCATCTAAATCTGATGCGGTTAATCTCATTTTTCTTAAATCAAACCATTTTTGCGTTCGTTGTTTAATTAAAGGTAATTCTTTAAGTTCATTTAAAATATTTATATATTCAATAATTTTATTATATCTATTAATAATAATATCATTATTAATATTTAAATTATTATCTTTTATTTTTTTAATTATATTATCTAAATTTAAATTATTTTCTTTTAAATATAACCATATAATTTTATCAATATTATTATTATCTTCATTATGATTAATGTTAATCATTTTATAATTATATACTATTCTCTTGTTCTTTCTTATATGCTTTAGAACTTTTATATTTTCTGATTTTTTCATTTTCAATAAGGTTAATGGTTTTTTTGGAGGCATAATCTAATTGATCTATTTTTAATGTAACCTTCATTTTTTTATTTTTTGATATAAGAATATCTTCAACTTCTTTGTTCTTATTATTTAAAATAATATTAAAATTACCCATTAATTCATCCATATATTATTGATATTATATAATATCAATAATCATTTTTTTATATATTATTTCTTTTTTTATAATCTTCGGTTTTATCATATATTGGTATTCTTTCTTGATTTAGTTTATTAATTTCAGTATCTTTTATATTATTATAATCATTATAATATTTACTTGATAAATTTTTTAAATTATTAAAAAATCCTAAACTATAATCTATATTATTATATGCATTCATATTATAATCTAATGACCCATAATCATATTTTGCTGGTTTATATTGAATATTTATAATTTCTATTAATTTATTATAATTTATTTGTTCAACCATTTGTATTATTATTATTAGACATATTATTTAGATATTCATAACAGGCTTTGTCATGTTCATCACATATATCTCTAAATTTATCAAATTTACTTTCTTTTTTAATAGGTAATGCTTCTAAATTCCATAATTCAGCTAATGTATTAACTACATTACTATTATTTTTAATATATAATTCATTTATAATATCATCAGATATATTTAAAGGCGCTTGTAATTTAATTTCATCCATTTTATATATTTATTATTAACATATTAATTTTTATATATAATTTAAATTATAAATATAGATATGATATATTATTTATTAATATTATTATTATTAATTATAATTATTATTATTTATTATTATTACAATAATGATAATAATATAATATTTATGAATTCAATTGAAACATCCTTATTTTTAAAAAATGATAATGATAATTATATAAAAAATTTTAATAATTTAGATATATATGCTAGAAAAATAAAAAGTAAAGAAGATTATATAAATTTAATATCAAATTCTACATTAAATTTTAATGATAATCAAATTAATAAATTAACAAAATGTGCTAAATATGCTGATAAATTTTTAAATAATTATGAAAATGATTATATTAATGGTAATATAATAGCAAAAATAAAATGGATATTTGCTTTAACTAATAATAATTACGAAGAAGGTATGCCACATACTAGAAATAATATTATATTTTTATCTACTAATAATTTAAATAATGATGATGATAATTTAATTAGAATATTAATACACGAAAAAATTCATATATTTCAAAGATATAATGATATGAAAGAAATTATTAAAAAAATGGGTTATACTTTTTCTAGAAAAAAAATTAATATACCAAATATTAGATCTAATCCCGACTTAGATGATGCTATTTATAAAGATAATAATAATATTGAATTAATTGCTTTATATAAAAGTAATAAACCTAATAATATAAATGATGTTATTTTAAGTAATTTTTCAATTGAACATCCTTATGAAAAAATGGCTTATGATATATCAGAAGAATATAATAAAACATTATTAAATAAATATTCAGAAGTTTAATACTGAGAGTACATTTCTTAAATTTTCAAAAATAAATTAAAATTACTTTAATGTAAAAAAATAAAAAATAATAAAAAACCTAAAATGTACTCTTCCTTATAATTCTTTAATATTTAAAAGACTAGCGAGATGTATTACGATGTATCTTAATACATTAAATAATATTAAAATGTATTATTAAATATATTCCTTTATAATTTAATACTGAGAGTACATTTCTTAAATTTTCAAAAATAAATTAAAATTACTTTAATGTAAAAAAATAAAAAATAATAAAAAACCTAAAATGTACTCTTCCTTATAAATACATTGATAATTTAATGTCAGTAGTATGTTTCTTTTTACAAAATTTTTCACATATATCTTTTGTTATTGTATATGGAAAATTTATATTTATATCTTTTGATGGTAAATATTTATACATATTTATATGTGATATAATATTATTTATATTTCTTTGTAAATTTCGGACACCTTCTTCATCGTCTGTTAATTCAATTATTAATTTAATAATATCATTTGTAAATATTATATCATTATAATTTAAATTATATTCTTTCATTATATCTTTTAATAAATAATCTTGGGCTATTATAATTTTGTCATTTATATTATATCCTTTTACTTTTATAGTTATCATTCGATCTTTTAATATCGGATTTATTAATGATTCATCGTTATAACTAAAAAAAATAATTGATTTAGATATATCTAAATCAATTTCTTCAAAATATCTATCTGTAAATTTTTCATTTTGCGTATTATCTGTTATATGTATTAATGTATTTATAATTTCTTCACCTAATTTTGTATCTGAAACTTTATCTAATTCATCAAAAAAAAATATTGGATTCATTACTTTCGCTTTCATTAACGATTCTACTATTTTTCCATATTTAGAACCTTCGTATGTAAATGAATGACCTTTTAAATAACTGGAATCACTTATACCCCCTAATGATATAAATGAAAATGGATATTTTAATACATTACATATACCATCTTTTATTAATTTTGTTTTACCTATTCCCATCGCACCTTGAATACCTATAATATATCCTTTAGCATTTGGATATGAAATCCATTGAGATAATATTCTAATTATATGTTCTTTTGCTTCTATATGACCATATATTTTATTATCTAATTCTTTTTTAATATTTATTAAAAAATTTGAAATATTTGATATATTATCAGTATTTGTTATTGGTAATTTATGATAATTTCCCAATGGTATATTTGATATTGTATTTATCCATGAATATAATTTAAAATATTCACTTGAATATGGTGACATACTACATAATTGCTCATATTTTGTTAATATATAATATTTATTCATATCACTTGTATTCATATTTAAAAATTTAAATCTTAATGGTGTGTTTATATTTAATAAATTATTATTATTTAAACTTGTTTCTATATTATATATATTATTTTTTTCACTTTCATCTAAATTATTAAAATATACTATCTCGTCTTTATTATATTTTTCTAGTATTTTCGTATATTTTTTATTTTTATTTTTATTTATTATATTATTTCGTATTTTAATATTTTTTTTTATTACTGATATTATATTATCAGGTTCATCATTTTTATTAAATGGATAATCATCTTCTTCTTCGTCATCATCATCATTAATAAACTTATAATCATCATCACTATCTTCTTTTTTCTTTCTTGGCATTTTATTTTATAAATTATATAAAATAATTCTTATATTATAATTTATATAAAGTATTTTCTGAAGGTTTTTGCCAGTAATATCTATCACTTCTTGTTCTTGTTTGTTTTTTAACATTCATATAAAAATTTATTAATACTAAACAATATAATATTATTCCTATTGTAATAAATAATTTTATTCCTCTATTAAATACATAAAATAATATTGTTAATATTAATGTTATTACAAATATATAACATAATAATAAATTAAAATGATATATATATGTTAAATCATAATTTAATATATTACTATTTGTATCTACTTTTTTATTTTTATTATTAAATACTTTTTTATAATTATCTATTATTGTTTTTTTAGTCATTAATGATTTATTTGTTTTTTGATATAAATCTATATTATCTATTAATGATATTTGTGATTGTAAATTTTGTAAATATATTGTTAAAGCACTATTTATATCAGTTATCTCATCAAGTAAATCTTTTAATGTAGCAGCGCTAGTAATATCATCTACTTTTACAAATTTTAATAAAAATTGAATAGTTTTATTATCATCTTCTCCAGTAATATGACTTTTATTTAAATAATTATAAAAAGAGTTTGATGTATTAGTGCTTTTATTTAAATATGAGCCACCAGTTGTTAATTTAGTATTATCAATTGATAATGTATTTATATTATTGTATATTAATATTTTATCTATATGTCCACCTCTATTAATAACTATAATAATAGGATTATTAGAACTAAATAATGTATCTTTAGGATTTAAATTACAAGTCGCAATATCTTGAAATTCAAAAGTATTACTTGGATATATTTTTTTTTCTTTTTGACTAATATTTGTTATATCATGAATATAATAATTAACTGCTGTAAAATTTTCTAATAAATCCTTTTTTTTATCAAATAAATAATATAATATTATTATTATTATTATTAAAATAATTAATATAAAACTTATATTAATTATTTTAGTATTATCAGCTGTATTTGATAATATAAAATAAATAAATAATATAATTAATATAATTAATATGATATATAATAATATATTATAATAATTATAATTTTTAATATTATTATAATTAAAATTATAATTTTCAATTTTTGAATTTAATTTAGTTCTATTAGTGTTTATGTCAGATGATGTTCTGTCAATTATATCTTGATTTATATAATATTTTTTTTTTAAATTTAATAATTGAGTATAATTTAATGATTTATTATCAGTATCATCACTAAATTTAATATAATTAATATTGCTTGTATTTTTATTAATTATATTTTTTAAATCCACAAATTTTTCTTTATAATAAATTGAAGTTGCATATATATTTATTATTAAATATACTTCAATATAATATAATAATAGTTTTGAATAACCTAAATATAAATATAGTTGCGATTTTACATTATAATCTGAAAAACTAAATATTTTAATCATTTTATTTATAATCATATTATATACACATGATTCAAATGGTAATGACGATTGCTCGCTTTTTTGAATATACGCAGATGTTTTTACTTTAAAATTACTAGAAACAGTTTCACTGTTTTCTTCAATAAGCTCATTATATCTAAATGTTATTTTTGCATTGTTTGTTAATGTTCTATTTTCAGTAGTTGGTAAAATTGTATCATAATATTTATTATATAAATATATATTTAATGTAGCATCGTCATTTGTATATATTATATTTGTTTCTCCTTTATTAGTGGCTGTTGCATATTGTAATGTTATAGTATTAACTAAACCAAAATTTTTAGTATTATTATTATTTACATAATTATATATTTCATAAAATATTTCATCAATTAATAATAAATAATATACAAATTTAATATATGTTGTTTTTGAATTTAAATCAGTATCAATTGTGGCATAATCACCACTACTTGCTGTAGATATTTTAGAATATAACATAGCAGTATTACTATCTAATAATCCTGTATAATCATTATAACTGAACATATTAGAAGTCGTGCTATTGCCAAGTATATTATAATATAATTTAGTTTCATAATCAACACCAGGATTAGTAAATTTTTCTTTAATATTTAATTTTTTATTTAAATGTTGTTCGATATCAATAAAATAATCTTTAAATTTTTTATCTACATTTAAAACTGATAATATATTATCATATATATTATCATATATATTATCATATATATTATCATATATATTATCATTATTATTTTTATTTTGAAAAGTTTCAAAAATAGGTTGTTCAATATTTATATCAATTGGTTGTTCTATTGTTAATGGAAAATTATTAAATAATGTTTCTATATTATAATTAATATAATTTGCAATAATCGTGGTAGGTTTTAAAGTATATCTAATTGCAAAAATACCACTATCGCCATTACCGCCGTTATATCCTTCTTTTAATGCTATATCTGTAATACCTCTAAAATGTACTAATGCATTATTTCCACCATTTCCAGTATTTGTATTATTTAAAGAAGATGTATTAACATTTAAATAAGAATTAGGATATTGTGCATTATAATAAAATCCAAATCCATCAGAACGCCATCCAAATAATTGATGTGTAAATTGAACTACAAAACCAGTTCCGCCCCAATTTTGTCTAAATAATGTTCTAAATCTATAATATGTATATGCTTTCATATTATAACTACCCTGTACCCATTGAAATCCGTGTAATCCTCCATTATTAACAATCATTGTATCTTCAATCCATAAATAACTATCATCATCACTACCAGTTCTAAAATAAAAAGTTCCTGAATAATTTTGAGTAAAAAAATATCCAGAATAATAAACTGCTATTCTTTCTTCTGAATTTGTTAAAGATGTATTATCAATACTATTAATAGCACCTTCATGCGTTGGGGTTCTTGATTTATCAGACGGATCACTTCCCCAATAATCTCCCCATGCTATTATTTGATTTTTATAATTTCTTTGATCAACATAAACTCTAACATAATATAATCCATTATTTAAACTATGAATATTACCACCTTTAGAATAAATAGTATTTGTAATACTTGATGATATTCCATTTCCTGCGAATGTTCCGTCTGCTGATGCAGACCCTCCCGCTCCTCCACCAGCACATCCACAATATAAATTTGGATTAATACCTCCTTTATTACCTTGTAATGAATTATAAGGTATTATATATTTTGATGAAGAATCAATTTTTTTATTATATGGATATCCACCGCCCGATGCAACAATATAATAATTATTAATTTGGATATTATTATTTAATAATTGTGTATTATTAGCATATCCACCACCTCCACCATATGCTAATATAGTTTTAATATAACTATCTGATGGATTATTATTTATTATAGGCGTTTCGCCGTTTATATATATATAACTTGCATATCCATTATCACCATTTGTTATTATTGAATTTCTTCCTATACCTCCTCTACCAACACGTATATTATATACTTTATTTGCATATAATTTTTGATTATATAACATAACTACCCCACCACCTCCACCTGCACCAGAACTTCCACCACCTCCACCGCCAACTAATAAAATATCACACAACATATCATCAGGACCAGTATATAATTGATAATTTATATATGGATTTATAAATTTAATAACACGAGAACCAATATTATTATCATTTAAATTAATATCATCTTTTTTATAAGGTCCTATTAAATCATTTTGTGTAAAATTAGTAATATTTTTATCTTTAGTTATATCATTTGTATATTTTTTATTATTATAATCAACCCCAATAATTAAAGGTGTTTTTGGATAATAATCTTTAGACATATATATTTACTCTATAATATATATAAAAAAATTATTATATACAACATCTATAATAATATGAAATACCACTATTTTCATTATATCGTGTAATTTCTACAATATCACCCTGTTTTAATCCTATCCATTTTGCTATTACATCATTTTGTAATATCATTGGCATTTGTAGTTTACTTTTAATTAAATATTTATCCATAATTTCAATAGTTTCTTCATTATTTAATTTTCTATGTTTAGGTACTAATTTATGTTTAGTAGGATTAAATAATAAATTATTAATTTGAAAATATTGTAACATACCTTTTTTCTTTTGTAATAATTTATCAAATTTAGTTAATTGACTTACTAATGATGTAGATAATGTATCATTATTAAATATTAATATTATATTTAATTTATTATTATATTTTGTAATAAAATTATTTATATTATCTTCATTTTCTTTTAATTCATCTGTAATTAATTTTATTAATTTTTTACTTAAAGCAAATATAATTGTTGTATTATTTGTATTAAATTCTATTATATCTTTATTTATATAAAAATCTTCTCTTTCAATATCTATTTCATGTTCATCAAATTCATCGATATTATCTCCTCGCTCAATTAACATTTCTTTAAGATTTTGAATAACTATATCAATTTCCATTTACTCTATAATATATATAAAAAAATTATTATATACAACATCTATAATAATATGAAATACCGCTATTTTCATTATATCGTGTAATTTCTACGATTTCACCTTGTTTTAATCCTAGCCATTTAGCAATAACATCATTATGCATTATCATTGGCATTTGTATTTTACTTTTAATTAAATATTTATCCATAATTTCAATAGTTTCTTCATTATTTAATTTTCTATGTTTAGGTACTAATTTATGTTTAGTAGGATTAAACAATAAATTATTAATTTGAAAATATTGTAACATACCTTTTTTCTTTTGTAATAATTTATCAAATTTAGTTAATTGATTAATTAATGGTGTAGATAATGTATCATTATTAAATATTAATATTATATTTAATTTATTATTATATTTTACAATAAAATTATCTATATTATCTTCATACTCTTTTAATTCATTTATAAAATTTTTTCGTAATAATTTTGCTAATACAAATATTATTGTTGTATTACTTGTATTAAATTCTATTATATCTTTATCTATATAAAAATTTTCTCTTTCAATATCTACTTCATGTTCATCAAATTCATCGATATTATCTCCTCTATCAATTAACATTTCTTTGAGATTTTGAATAACTATATCTATCTCCATTTAATTATATAATTTAAATTCTTTTATATATATTATCATTTTTTATTTTTTTAGTCTAAAATATCAATTTGTTCTTTTTCAGTTAATTTTGTTTTACCATCATAATAATATGCTAACTTTTCATTTATTAATATTTCTGATATACTTAATGTATCATCTTTATTTTTATAAATATCTGCTAAAACTCTACCATATTTATCAAAATCTAAAAATTTACCCCATATTAAATAAGTATTGTTATTTAATTCTTTTTTAATTTCTTTTTTATCATTAGTAATTTCTTTATTAGTTATTATATTAAATAATCTTAATTTTGCTTTAATACCTAAATCTTTATTATCTTGATTTTTACTTTTTGTTTCACAACAATCAATACCATTTAATCTTAATGTAATTTTATAAAAATTACCAAATACATTTATTATTACTTTAATAGTATCACCATCTAATATATTTATAACTCTACAATAATTTACATAATCATTAAAATTAAAATCTTTTGTATTTTTATCATTATGTTCTTTATATAATTCTTCCATTTATTATAATAAATGAATATAAAAATAATCATTTTTTATATTTTACTACCTAATTTATTGCAAATAAAAATTGTGTAAAACAAATGATATTTATTTTACCTACTTAAGGAATATTTTTAGTATTTATTTCAACTTCTTCGATATTATCTACTAGTTTTTTCATTGTCATACTAAAAATATTATTTATTAATTTTAATTCAGTAGGTTTATTTTCTTCTTTTTGTATAAATTTATAATCAGTTATATAAGAATTTATAAAATATGTATGTATTAATCCTTTTCCTTTTATAGTTATTAATCCTCTATTTTCTATTATAAAATTGTTATCTATATTTTTTAATAATAATGCTATATTTTTTGTACATTGTATTTTCATTGGTTCTGATGTACTCTCCATTCTTGATGTTAAATTTATAGTATCTCCAAATAATGAAAATCGTTGTGTATATTTTCCTATAATATGTCCAATAGCATTACCATTATTTATACCAACTCTAATTTTTATAGTTCCTAATGCTAAATTATTTAAATCAATATAAGTTTTAGAAGCAATTTTTATTGCTTCTAATCCATATAATGCGACTAATTTTATATTATTAATATTATCTTCATTTAAATCTGAACATAATATATATGAATCTCCAACATTACCAATTTTAATTAAATTTAATGATTTTGTTAAATCATCTAAATCATTATAAAATCTTTCTAATAAATTTACAATTACATCATTGCTTACAATAGAACTTAAATTAGTATAATTGCATATATCTAAAAATAATATAGATATATTATTAAATGTTATTGGTAATATTTTTTTAGAATATAATATAGATTTAGATATATTATTTGGAAACATATCTTTTAATATATGTTGCATACTTTTAGTATATTTTACTAATTTGTTAATTATATTTATACAATCTGTTTTAAAATTATTTATTATTTCCTTTATTGTATTTATAGAAGGTCGTATTTTATAATTACTATCCCAACAGTTTGATAATAATATTTTAATATCTGAATTTATTTCATAATTTATTAAAGGTCTTAATGGATTTTCTTTATTTAATATTGATGTTATTATATCTGATATATTATTTTGCAAATTATAATAAGGTTCTTTTATCATTATTAATTCATAAAATATAATACTAAATGAATATATATCTGACGCTTTTGTAATAAAATTATATTGTATTACTTCTGGTGCTATATAATATAAATTTTTATTAATTTTATTTTTATTTTGTAATATATAAAAATCAGATATTTTTATATTTAAAGAACTATTTACTAATATATTTGTTGTTTTAAGATTATTATGAATTATTGGATTTTCAAATGAATGTAAAAATGATATACCTTCTACTATTTGTTTTATTGTATTTATTATAAATATATTATCAATATGAATTGTTGATTTATATAATACATCATGTAAAGAACCTAATAACATATATTCCATAATAAGTAATGGATCATTTATATTATTTGAATAACCAAATATATGAATAATATTAGGATGATACATTTTAAAAAGTTTATTTATATTTTCTTTTAAAGTATTTTTACTTATAAAAAAACTTTTTATTTTATAAATATAACTATTTTTTATTGGAATTAATTGTAAATTATTAGAAAATGATGTTGAACATATTAAATCTTCTGAATATTTTCTTATTTTTAATTTATTTTTTATATTTATATTTGTATTTAAATGTTTTATCATAACATGTTCATTATTATATATACCTTTAAATATAATATGATGTAAATCATCTGGATTATATTTTATATCAGATATTTTAATATACAAATAATCTTTAGTATATTTATATATTATTATTATAATTATTATTAATAAAAAAGGTAATATTATTATTAATAATATTTTATTATCATTATTATTATCATTATTATTATCATTATTATTATCATTATTATTATTACAATAATTTATTAAACATGTTTTATTATTTATTAATGATATATCAGTATTAAATAAAGTATTTTTTAATATAAATGATATACCTGAATTATTATTTCTAATTATTTTTATATAACTACTATTATTATTTAAAAATATATTTTTAATATCATTTTTAGTTAATACTAAATGTGTTATTGTATTTGAATTATATATAAAAATTATACTTGTTATAAATAATGGTAATATAAATAAATTATTATCATAATCTATTATTTCAGATAAAGAAAATAAATAATTATTTTTTTTTAAATTATTAATACCAGTATATGAATTAGATATATTATATATTATTTTAATATTATATAATTCATAAAATATATCAGATAATTTATTTTGTAAATTACTTATTAATGATGAACCAGAACCATATATATATTTAGAATATGTATTAATATTTTTAACATATATTATAGAACCATTATTATATTCGCATGTTATTAAATTTAATTTATTTATAATATTATATTTTATATAATCTGGAAATTGAACAAATGAAAAATTTTTTATTATATTATATATTATATCATCTGATAATAACCATATTATATATAAATATAATGATTTCATATTATCACAACCATGTATATTATCATATGTTTTAGAAAAAAATATAATATTTGTTATTCCAATAAACGGATATAAATCAATATCTGTTATATTATTAATAATATAACAAAAACTATTAGGACATGTATTTATAAATTTATAAATATAAATTGTATTAATAATATTATTATAAGATGGCGATACAATATTATTATTATTTTTTTTTAATTGTATCATTTTATAAGTGCATATTTGATTATTAGTATTATAACTATTATATCCAATATATCCAATTGAATATAATATATTTGATATATTATTTATCATTAATTCAGTATTAGATGTTTCAATATAACTATTACATGTTAAACAATATATTAATAATGGTAAAAGTAATAATAGAAATAATATTTTCATATTTATATTTATAATTATAATATAAATTATAAAAAAGTTTGAATCCATTAACCAAAAAAAACACGATTTTAAAACACTCTTGGAGTCGACACATAGAGAGAGAGGGGTGTGTTGAGTACCTGTTTTGAGTAGATTTTGAGCAACAGTTTTATTACTTATATGGTGTATTATTTATTATTTTTTCATTCTTTTTTAAGACCAGAAATAAATAATATTTTTATTACCAAAATGGTTTATAAAATAATGAGTTTATCTATTTTTTTAATGTAAAAATAGATAAAATAGATAAAAATGTACATGTTTTTTATAAAAATGTTTATTACTTTAATAAAAATGTTTACTAATTATTTAATTAATCTTATTTAATATATATTTACTCATAAAAATCTTAAAAAATTAATTTCAAAAACTTTTTTTACATACGCCAATACTTTTTTTTATTTTTATTTTAAAATTTAAATTATTTTTTTTTAGTATTAATTAATTATTTACATTTAATTATATTTTTATTTATAATATTATATTATGATATATAATAATGCATATTAATGTATTTCTATACTAAATATATTATAATAATATATTATAAATATTAAATACTTTATTTAAACAAACATAAAATACTTAATTAAAATTTTAATACCGTCTTGCTACTCTATTAATTATTTAAATCTTTAAAATTTAATATTAAAGTTTTAATTTATTAACCAAAAAATATACTGTTTTTAATACATTCGTAGAGATACTGACGAGTATTGTTTTGATTACGATTTTGAGTATTTATTATTTATTCTTTTTTACAACAATAAATAATATTTATCTTATCAAAAATGGTTTATAAAAACTAATTTTTATAAAAAAATAGTATATGTTTTTATATTAATGTTTATAATTTTATTTTATAAAATTACTCATAATATATTATATATATAAATAATGGAATTCAAATGTAATTATTGTAATTATATTTCATCAAGAAAATATAATCTTGATAGACATTATAAATCTAAACATAATAATGAAGATACTATTATTAATTTAAATGATAATAATGATAATAATAATGATAATAATAATGATAATAATGATGATAATAATGATGATAATAATGATGATAATAATGATGATAATAATGATGATAATAATGATGATATTAATAATGATATTGATGATAAAAATTTATTTAGTTGTGATAAATGTAATAAATCTTATAAAACTAAAAAATCATATGAAAATCATATTGAAAAATGTATTGGTATTAATATTCTTACTTGTTCTAGATGTATGAAAACTTTTTCATCTAGATCAAGTAAATCTAATCATATAAAAAATAATAATTGTAAAGCAAGAAGTATTATTTATGCTAAAAAACCAGAAATAGTTATAAATGGAAATAATAATAATATTAATAATACAACTAATAATACAACTAATAATATTACTATTAATAATTATGGTTCTGAAAGAACTGATTATATTACTTTTGATGATATTATTAAAATACTTAAATTAAGTGGTAATAGTATAATACCAAATTATATACAATTAAAACATTTTAATAAGGATTTTCCAGAAAATCATAATATAAAATATGAAAAAAATAATAATTGTTTTATAAAAAAAATAATGAATGGATAGTTACAGACTTAGAACATTTATCAACAAATTTAATTAAAAAAAATTCAAATAAATTAGAATATTATTATTATAAAAAGAAAAAAGAAATTGATAATAAAATAATGAATCTTGATATAATTGAATATATAAATACAAGATTAAGTTGGTTAGATTTACAAATGAATTTACCATTATATAAATCGATAAAAAGTGAAGTTAAAAGTTTAATTAAAAGTAAATTCAATTAGTTTCATAATTTTTAATTAGTAAAGGATCAATATAATTTTTTTTACATACAGCTATAGTATTATGTAATTTTTCAGCAACCATTTTAATAGCATCATTAATTTTTATATTTTCAATTTTCATAAATTTAATAAATAATTCGTTAGCATTCCATGTTCTCAAATCTTTAGATGTAATATCAGGATGTATTAATTTTAAATAATTATTAACATCATTAGAATTACAATTAAAAACCTTATCAGTAATATTTTTTTCTTTTAAATATATATATATATCATTGTTTTTACATATAGATTTATTTAATACACCTTTTTTACCAATAAATTCTATTATAATATTATTTGGTTCTTTAAAATTTAAATGTTTATATTCTAATGTTGTTAATCCGTATGATTTATTTTCTTTTAAATATTTTTCATTACCTATTCTAAAACCACAATTTATAATTAAAAATAAAATAATGGCAATTTCTTTATTTTTAATATCACTACCTGTAATATCTTTATTAATTTTATTTTTAATTTTTTTAATATATTTTTTTAATAATGTATATCTTTTAAATTTTAATAATGATTGTTCTTTAATAAATATTGGATTATATATTGTTTGTTTTCTATTTTTACTATCATAACCATACGCTAATATTTTAGATTTTTTTTTAGAATTAATAATAACATTATTATAAGCAGGGGGTATTTTTAAAGATTTAATATAACTTATAATATTATCATCTATTATTTCTTTATCATTTTTATAACAATATTTAAAACCAATTTTATAATCACCAATTCTTTTATATATAATTGACATTACAATCTATTATATTATTATTAAATTATTAAATTATTTTCTTCATCTTCTATATTAGTATTATTTATTATATCAGTTAATTTATAATTTTCTTCTTTTAAATTATCAATTTGAATTAATAATAATTCATTAGCATCTTTTAATTTTTTATATATATCTTTATATTCTTTTCGTTCTTCTTCTAATTTAGTATTTAAATTTAATATAATATTTTTTAATATAGTAATATCATAAATTGATTTAATATCCATTTTATTTATTAATAATATTAATTTTTTATATAAATATATTATTATTAATAAATAAAATAATTTTACACAAATATTTAAGTATATATATCATCATTATCATCCTCTGTATGAAATTTAAATTCAGGAAGTGGTTTTTTATTTATTAATGAATACATTTTACTTATTTTTATTCTATTATATTCTTCATATGATGGTATATCTTTTGGTCGTTGTGTTTTTTTTGGTTGATATTTATTAACAAAAACCATTTTATTAATAGCATCACATAATAAAATTTCATTATGAAAAAGATTATATATTTCTTTATAATATATCCAACCATCAATTGTAATACCATTTGTTTTTAATAATGGTATTATGTTATTACATAATAAATCTACAAATTGGTTATCATATAAATCATAAGATGTTCTAAAACATATTTGTGGTTCAATTTCATTATCTGGATTATATTCAACACATGTTTTTAATATTATTTGATGATATTTTTTTATTAAATCTGCATCAAATGTATCTTTAATTAAATGCCACAATTTTTTAATATTATTAATATTGCCGATATCTAATAAATATATAGTTTTAGTAAGTTCAAACCGTAAATCAGTACCTCTTTCACCATCATTATAATATGCAGGAATACCATCATGATAAACTATATAAAATTTATCTTTTAAAGAACCATACATCGATGCTATTTTTTTATTAGCTAAAAAGAAAGCACCATTATGTCTAGTTTTAACATAATCATTTATATCTTCTAATGTTTTTAATTTTTTTGTTACACCATTAAATAAATTAATACCTTTATCAATTTTTGTTAATTCATATCCTTCATTATTAATAATTTCAAATTTAGTTTTTGATAAATCTTCTATGTTATATATTTTATCAAAATTCTTTTTAATTTTACTTTTATTACTAAAAACAATATTATCACTTTTAATAGTTTTTGAATTATTTATTTTAAATTTTTTAATAGTTAAACTCATTATCTATAATTATAAATTTATAAAAAAATAATTATTAAATTATATATAAATTAAGTATACTTAATTTACGATTTCATTTTCATTATCATTATCATCTTCTAAATTAAATCTTAATTTCCATCCTTTATTATCATAAATACCATATAATTTTTCAAAATAAGACCGAACTTGATTTCTATCAGGTTGTTTTTTATTTTTTGTAATATTTTTAGAAGACCATATTCTAAAAATACTATAAATTTCAGTAATAGATAATTTTTCTTTAACATTATCATCTTTAATAATTTTTTCAGTAACAAATTGTCCAATAGAATCATTATTATTTTTATATTTTTGTGTAGCATTAATAACTTCTCTGGGTTCATTAATTTTTAATGGATTAATGTTTTTATGTCTTTCAATTAACATACTTAAAAATACTTCAGCATATCTTTCGAGTTTTTCAGCTAATTCTATATCAATTAAAAATTCATTTGGTTTAGTTGGATTTTCAACGAATTTAGATGAAAATTCAATAACTCTAATTCTTCTCCATGTTCCACCATCATCACTTGGAATTTCAGGTAAATCATTACATGCTAAAATCATTGTAAATTGAGGTGTAAATTCATAAGGATCTTTATATAACCCTCTTGTTAAAATTTTATCATTTCCTGATAATTCTTTCATATATCCAATATTAATTTTATCATTATCATTTGGTTCTGATAAAACTGCAAATCTTCTTCCTTTTGTTCTTTCAATTTCACCCTGTGCTGCATTTGATGCTGCTCTTTTTTGTGTTAATAAAGATATAGGTAATGTAGAATAATAATCACCTACTGTTTTTTGAATTAAATCTAATAATTTACTTTTACCATTACTACCTTCGCCAGTAAATATATAAAATCTTTCTTGAATAATACTACCATCAATAATACAACATAATATATCTAATACATAATTTTTAATTGATTCATTTGTAAATAATTTTGAAAAGAAATTATTAATTTCTTCAATTTCTTGTAATAATGGATTATATGGTATATAATTTTTATGTGTAGAATGTGATATATAATCATCAGGCATACCATCTCTAAAAATATGCATTTTTAAATCATATACACCATTATCAAATCCAATTAAATGTTTTCTACTATCTAATATTTCTTCAAATTTTTCATCAATAAATAAACATTTACATTCTTTCATTACATGATCTTTAAAACTTGCATTTTTTAATTGTAATGCTATTTTTTGTGCTTTTTTTGCTTTTTCATCATTTACTGTTTTACTACCATCTTCATTATATGCATTTATTAATAGATGATTATAATGTTTCGCTCTTTCTATAAATTTTCTACATATATCATCGCTTAATGCTCTTCTTAAATATAATCCTTCTCTTGTTTTAGCCCATCTATGTTTTCTTTTATCATATTTATACCATAAATCTTTTGACACTGCTTTATATTCATCTTTATATTGTGCTTGTATTACTTTTGCGATATCATAATGCGCTCCATCACTACTTATCGCAATATCTATTAATGAAAATATTGTTTCATCAATTATTTCATTATATCTAGTAATATTATCAATTTTAGCCCACCATCTTAATGTTCCCATACCCATATGATCTTTTCTCATTTTATCCCATAATCTTTGACATTCACCTTCAACATAACTACTACCAATTTGTGAAAATTCAACCCATGTATTTAATAATCTATAATCTATATTTCTTAGTACCCATCCTAATGTTATCCAATCATCATATTTATCAGCTCTGGTATGTGATAAACATTCCATAACTAATGCTCTTGCTAATTCTAATTCATCTTCATTTGTATAATTTTTATTTATATTAATTGCTTTATTAAATAATATATTATTTTCTAATTTATCTTTTTTATTTTTATCAGTTGATGGTAATACATGTTTTATATATTCATCTAATTCATTTTTATATTCATCCTTAATTTTTGATGCCATACATGTTTTTCTCATTGAAAATAATGTTATATAGTTTATTTCATCATTTACTGTTGCTGTATATTTTATTAATTCCGTTTTTTCATTAGTATATTTATATATCTTTGATACTCTATATGTTTCACAATCTGGTTTTTTACTTCCATACATTTGCCAACAATTTGCATTTATTATTGCTTTATCTATTACATCTTCGTATTCATTACATAATGGTAAATCTTTAAATATATCATTTGCAATATCTAATATTTTCTTTCTAATAAAATGATGTGTATTATTTGTTGCTATTATATGTGGAAATACAATATGAATACCATCTTTTATTTTATTTCTATATTCTGATGGAATTGGCTTTTCCATTATATATGCTATATTTTCATCATTTGATAATTCTAAATATTTATTTATTATTTCAAAATATTTATTTATTATATTATATATTGTTTTATCATCATATTTCCTCTCTATTTTCTTCTCTTCTCCTAATCCAAATCGAAAATCTAAATCTATTCTTAATGGACTGGGATCTAATGGTTTCTCCGTAAAATGTAATGATATTCCATTTATTATTGCTAATGCATATAAATCTAAAAATTCCTTATATTCATCATCTTTTATATATAAAGATACTTTAGGATTTCCTATACTCGTATTTGTATAGGATTTTCCTTTTTCAGATTTATGCTTATTTATATATATTCTTAAATCTTCTTGAACCCCCATTAATATTTATTTATATTTTATTAATATAATATATCATTTTTTCTTTTTATACCTTTTTATTTTTTATTTTATCTTATCATTTTCATCTCGTAAATTTTAATATTTTTATGTTATTTTTTAATAAAAAAATGATTATAAAAATAGTATATAATTATAGAATTAACAATGAATGGTACTAGTAGTGAATATTGTAGTCCAATAGCAACTAAAAATATTAAAAATGGTTCTTGTTTTAGTAAAGAATCATTATTAAATTTAATTAAATCTTGGAATGATACTAATAAAAATGATATTATTGTTTTTAAACCTAATTATTCTATTAAAAAATTATGGAATTTATTAAATGATAAATTAATAAAATTTTGTAATAATGGTGATGATATTTGCTGGATTAATACTATTAAAAAAAATACTAATAATACTATTAAACATGTTATTGCTGATATTGAAAATAAAGAATTAAAACCTATTAAACCTATTGAATGGACTAAAAATCCACATGAATGGTTATCTAATTATGATATTGAAAATGTTATGAAACAATATGAATCTAATAAAGATTTTAAATATAAATTTTTAGGGGTTTTCCCTATTGATTTTGCGGTTAAAGATAAATTTGGTAAATGTTTATTTACTGAATTTTGTGGTATTAATATTAAAAAATATATTAAAAATCGTATTAAATTTATTGGATTAATTACTAATTTAGATAAACACGATGAACCAGGTTCTCATTGGACTTCTACATTTTTTGTTATAGACCCTAAATTACAATCTTATGGTGTTTATTATTATGATAGCACTGCTAGAAATATTCCCTCTTATATTTTAAATTTTCTTAAAGATTTTCAAAAACAAATTACTGAAATTTATCCTAATACTAAATTTAATATCTTTTATAATAAAAAACAACATCAAAAAAGTAATACTGAATGTGGTGTTTTCTCTATTACTTATCAAATTAGATGGTTAGAAAAATTAAAAAATAATAAAGATACTGGATTTAATGATATTATTGGCGCTGATGATATTAATGATAATTTAATGTATAAAATGAGAAATATTTTATATAGACCACCTACTTAAAAATATTTTTAATACCGAGAGTACATTTTATATAATTTCAAAAATAATATTATTTTACTTTAATCTAAAATAATAAAAATTTAAAAAAAACTTAAAATGTACTCTTCCTTTTATTTTTTTATATTATTATTGTTATTATTGCTATAAATATAAATATTATCATTGATAATACTTCTATTTTAAATGATAATTTTATTTTTTCATCATCTCCTAAAAATGGTTTCGTTTTTAATATCGATGATGAATTTATATTTACCATCATTAAATATATTAAATAACCAAATATTAACATTATTCCTATATGTAAATATATTCTTCCTGAATTTGAATGAAAATTTAAATAATTAAATAATATTCGTAATTTATATGTATCTATATTTATTATTAATATTAGTATTATTAATATTAATATATATATTAATATAAAATATTTTAATGCTGTTATTATATTTGTTATACTATTGCCGTCTATCATATATTCAATTATTGATACCGATATTAATCTAATAAAAAATATTATTGCTATAAATATACCTTTATCTGATATATTTATTTCGATATTATCTTTTGGATCTAAATTATTAAATTTTATTTTATTATAAAATTCGTCTTCTACTACTTCTCTTATTTTTTTATTATCTGTTATATCATTTATATAACTATTTAATATATCTTCGAATATTGATGACTCAAAATTATTACTTGAGGTTATTGCTTTTTTTAATGGATTATTATTTATTTCTTCTTGTCCATTTAATTGTTTTAATAATACTATTATTCTATTTATTCGTGTTTCATATTTCTTTATTTTTTCTTCTATATCTGTTTTTATACCTGTTATTTCTGCTAAATTTCCTCCTTTTACCGCCGCTTCTCTTGCTTTTGCTGCTCTTTCAGCATCTGCTTCTTCAATTAATCTTTTTTTTCTTTCAATTGCTTCTTTATCTTCTTTATCTTTTCTTTTTTTATCTTTTTCTAGTTTTTCTTCTTCTTCTTCTTTTTTAACTAATTTCTCTTTTTCACCTATTGCTGTTTTACAATTTTCTTTATATTTATCTAAATTATTAATATAACTAATATAATTTACTCTATATGTATTTATTATATTACTTAATACTCCTATTAAATCATCATCATTCTTTATTATATCTTTTTCATATATCTTTTTAATATTATTTACTTTTTCTATAAATTCTATTTCTGGTTCTACTTTTAAAAAATCATCTATTATTGTTTTTAAATTACCTTTATGAACATCATACTCTTTAATAAATGCATCTTTACTATCTGGTATTTTCCCATCTTTAAATGGTTTTAATAAATTTTCTATTTCTGTTAATTTATTTTTTAACACTGATATATCTATTTTATTTATTTCATCTGATTTTAAATTATCTAATTTATAATCATTTATATCTTCTATATTTTTAATTGTTGTTGATATACTTGTTATATCATTTTTTATAATATTTAAATCTTTTATTATATCATAATTTTTATCTAATACCAATTTTAATACATTTATATAATCTGTATTATTTATTATTTCTATATTACCTCCTTTAGTAGCCGCCATAGAACGACCTGATACTAATTCTGAATCATCAATTATACTATCTAATATTTCTTTATTATCTAAATTTTCTGCAACTATTTCAGAGGGGCGGTTCATATAACTATATAATCTATCAATAACATCGAGTTCATGCGGTGGTAATATATTTAATTCGCTATGCGAATCATAAAGTAATATTTTTTTTTTATTATCTTTTATTTGTAACCTTTTATATTGGGGTTCGTCAGGTATTGTTTTTAATATATTTATAAATGCTTTTACATTTTTAAATGTATAATCAGTTTCTTTAATTTCATATGTTTCTTTATTTAATATTTTTTTTAATTTATTTTCTATTTTATTAGTTTTTAAAACTAATAAAATAGAAAATAAATCATTATATAATAAACTTATAAGAATAAATAATCTAAATATAGAATATATATATAAATATTCGCCATTATATTTAACAACAAATGGTATAAGATTATTTGATGACATGTCTTGTTCAAAATTACCTATAAAAAATTTAATTAAATGTTTTATATATTTAATTTTGAGTTTATGGGCTTCTAAAAAATCTTCAGTTATTTTATCTTTTTTAATATCACCCCAATTAAAATCTATTGTAAATTGATTTTTCATTAAATCGACAGAGTTTTTTATTAATGCATATATTAAATAATCTTTTTCTAATATATCTTCATATAATAATTTATTAGAAAGAATTAAGTGTGCTATTGTTTCATTTATATATGCAGTATTTGTAGATTCATCATTAGATAAATTAGCATTTATATATTTATCAACATCAAATAATGTTTCAAATTTTGTATTATAGTCATATAATTGAATAGTTTGATGTGTTTTAATATATTCTTCTAAAGCACTTTCTATTTTACTTTTAATTTTATCGTTTTCTTCTATATTTATACTGGTATTATTTGATGCATCAGTGTAATTTATTGTATTTTCATTTATAGTAATATTTAATATTTTTAATTCGTTAAATGTTGTGATATTTTTAAAATATTTTAAATCTCTTTGAAAATTTAATAATTTATCTGTTGCTCTACTTAGTCTATAAACATATATATCTAATATTCTTATTATAGCTGCGTTATAAAAATTTATATCAATATATGATATGTTTTCAATAATATTTTTTATGATAAAAACAGTAATATTATTAATATAATTAGTAATATTACTGTTTTTTTCATATTTTTTAATATACTCATTATATTTTTCATTATATACTTTAATTTTACTATAAAATAATTCAAATATATATATTATATTAAAAAAGGCTAATATATATTTATATATTAGCTTTTTAATAGTATTAATATTTTCTGTTATTTTATTAACACCTAAGGGTAAACGGTTTATAGTGTTTTCAACTTCTCTTAATATTTTTTTAGAATCATATATTAAATTATTACATAATATAATAGGATCTAATAATACTGCTTTTATTTCTATTTTTATTGCTTCTACATATTGTTTTAATATTTCTATTTTTTTCTTAATGTCCTCAGTTGATAATTTTTGTTCTAATTTTTTTTTATCTTCTATTAATTTGGTATTTTTTTGTTGTATATTTGTTTGTGTTAATAATGCATTTAATAAATTAATTACCGTTGTATATTTTATTTCAACATGTTGTTTTGAAACATTAATTTTATTAAAATATTGTATTTGATTATATAATCGTATTAATTCTTCTTTCTCTTGTGTAACCTCCTTATTATTTATTTGCGGATTGGATGATGAATCTGATGATTCTGTTATTTGTGTTTCAATTAAACTAATTTCATTTTTAGTATCATTTATTTTAAGGTATAAATCACTATATACAATATATATATCTTCTGTATATATATCTAATTCATTTATTAATTCTATAAATTCTTCTAATAAAGTATTAAGATACGATAATTTTTGAGTTAACTCATTTTGGAGTATTAAATTATTATAACTACTATATTTATCCTCAACAATTTTTAATTTTGTAAATAAATCTTGATATAACTTTACTTTATAACTCATTAATTTTGTTGTTATTTTTAATAAAAAATTATCTCGCGATGTATCATTTTCTACAAAGTCTAACAACTCTGTTAGCTCATTGTATATTTTAACTATTTCTGTATCTAATTCTTTATTATTAAATACTATATTATTTAAAATTTTAAAATTATTAAAAATATGTAAATTATCTTTTAAAATAGATGTTTTAACATTAGTTTCATTAGTTTCATTAGTTTCATTAGTTTCAATTAATATATTATTTATACTAGAAAAATCTAAAAATATATTATATAGGGCTTGCAATTCTTTATACGTATTATAATTCGCATCATTATCTAATTTGGTATTATTATTTTTAATAATATTAATTAACCCGAAATAACTGGAATAATGGTACATTACAACAGATTCATTATAATACTTATATTGGTCGTTTATTAGACTTTTAATTTTATCAAAAACTATTTTATATTTTTTATCTATATTATCAATAAATAATATAATTTTAGTTAATTCAGTTAATTCAGTTAATTCAGTTAATTCAGTTAATTCAGTTAATTCAGTTAATCCAGTTAATTCAGTTAATCCAGTTAATTCAGTTAATTCTTTAATTGAATTTAATAATACTGTTTTTTGCTGTTCTATATCATGATGTTGAGCATTATTATTATTATATACGTAAGTTGGAGTCGATAAATAATTTAATAATTTTTCATTATTTTTAAATAAATCAATATATTTTTGTAATATATTTTTAAGTTTATTTAATAAACTATTATAATATTCTGTATAATTTTTAATTGTAATATTATATTTTACGAATAAATCTAATAATATTTCGTTTAAATCGTTTAATTTTTCTAAATCGTAATCTATACTAATATTTGATTTATTTTTATCTATATTTTTGATAATTTCAGTAAATATATCACCAATATTATCACTAGGTATATCATAATCAGCACCAACATTAGTAATATCATAATCAGCCTCAGTAATTTTTAAATATGTATATTTTTTCTTTTCTAACTCTAATATTTTTTCTTTAATTAATTCAATATTAGCTAATAAAGCTAAATGTTTAGTCTGGGTGTTTTGTCCAATTAATACATTTATTACTCTTATCTTTTTTTTTTTTTCTTCTAAATCTTCTAAATTATTAATATATTTAACAACATTAATGATCAATTCATTAATTTTATTATCATCACTATATAATAATTGTTTATCAGTTACTTCTCTATAATTAGATGTAAAATCTTCATTTATATGATCTCTATTTTTAGTAATATATTCATTTAATTTATCAAATAATGTTATTATTATAAATATAATTTTATTTAAAACAGTTTGAAAATGATTATAATTATTAATAAAGTTTTCTAAAGTTTGTGTATTATCATCAACTATTAATATAGTATTTAATTCATTTAATAAATGTAGTATTTGATATATTTGATTACTCGCTATAAATATATTATTTTTTGATATAAAGCTTAATAATTTTTGATAAAAGCCATTATCTGCACCAAATGTATTTATTAATTGGTTTACTATTAATGCATTTTCTTGATTAAATTTTATAAATAGTTTTTTTAATATATTTATATATTCAAATATTTGATTAACATTTTTTGATATATTTAATATTAACTCTATGTTTTTATCTTCTATTATAGAAGATGCATTAATCTCATTTATAAGTGTTAAATTATTTTTAATTACTTCTATATTATCTTTAAATTGTTTATAATTATTACTATTTATATTTAATTTATTTATATCTTTTTCTTCGGATGTAAAGTTTAATGTAATTTTATTTATTTCGTCCATATGTGTATATAACTCTTCTTTTATTTTCATAGCAATATCAATTGTATAATTATTAATTATAGTTGCTTCGGTTTCTTTATCTTTTAATGTTTTTATGGTATCATCAAGTAAATTACTTTTATTAGCTGAGTTTTCAAATTTTTCAGTAAAATCAGTTACTATTATTACAACATCATTAACTATTTTATTTATGTTTTTATTATGTTCAATTAATATTGTATCATGAATACCTCCTCCTAATTGTTTATTTTTTATTATAGTTTTTAATTTATTTATATTAAAACTATAATTATTTATATTATTTGATATTTTTATTATTTTTTTAATTTTTTTTAAAATAATATTATTACCGCCACCAACCACCATATCACTATACTGTTTTACGCTTTTTAATTCCATTAATTTGTCATTTATGTCCTTTATTTTTTTAATATTATTTTCAAGATCTTGTATTTCTCTTTGTTTTCTTTCTTCTTCATTGCGCGTATTTTCATCTATTTTTTTATTTATTTCATTTTCTAACTCTTTTAATTTTTTATAATATATTAATAACACTTTTAATATATTATTATACTTATTTTCATCAAAAAAAATATTAAATTCTTTTGTTAGTGGATCATCATTATTTATATAGGTTGCACTATATTGAGTATTAAGGTCTTGTATATCATTATTATTATGGATATCATTTAATAAAGCATCTTCTTCTAACTTATTACCATTTATGCTTATTTTAAGTTCTTTTTTTTTTCCATTAATTTTACTTATTAAAAAATTAATAAGTTTATATAATAAATTTCTATACTTATTATATAAACTTATTAAATCATCAATAGGAAAATCTATAGTTAATTTAAATTCAGATATAAAATCTTGTAAATCTGTATTTTGTGAGGGTGTGGATGATGATATATCTGTTGAAATATTCTTAAATATATCTGATTCATAAAACTCTTTAATATCTTTATCTATATCATCGTTTTCAATACATTTTTTTATAAGTTCAAAAACTTTTTTAGCTTCATATATTATTTTATTTTTATTTTTATTTTCATTTATTTTTTCATTAATTAAATTAAATAATAATACTAAATCAGCATTTGTTAATAGTTTATTTAATTTAATTAAATCATTAGCATCGTTTGAATTAATATTAATTTTATAAAAATCTAAAAGACCCATTATAATGTCTTTTACATTTTTATTAAATATTTCGTCATCTAAATGATTTATTTGTTTTATTAATTCTATTATATTTTCATTAATATTTATATTTATATCTATACTATCTATATTAAAGGTATTAGTATTATAATTTAATAATGATATATTTAAATTATTTAAATCATTAAATAATTTAAATATATTAATACTATTATCTTCTTCTCCGTCCCCACCTGTAACATCATTAGTATTATCGTCTTTATTAACTTTATCAACATCGTTAAAAGATGTTGATAAAGTTGATAAACTTATATTTGATGTTTCTCTTAAATTTAAGGATTCTGTATAATTTAAAAAAGTTTCATATTTTTTTTTAATATGAAAAATTTTTTTTTTATATATTTTTAAAATATATATTTTGTATTTATTTATATTAGTTAAAAATTTTATAAATAAATCATATAAATTATTTAAATACTCTATAAATTTTATTGTATTTAGTAAATCTTTGTCGTTCTCGCCAGGTTCATTATTAATCATACTTATAGCATCATACTCATCATCACTATTTGATTCTTTACCTTTAAATTGGTTTATATCATCTTTAATTTTTCCATTAAGATTAACATCTAATATTAATTTGATATCATCAACATTAACATTTTCAATATTATGATTTGCTTGATTATATCCTTCAATGTTATTAACATCTTCTATAAAATCAGATATTAATTCATTAATAGTATTAATTAATTTAATTATAGTATCTATATCGTTATCATATGAACTATATGTAAAATAATTATTAACAGCACTAGTAACATCTAAAAAGTTTTTTCTAATATATTCAAATATCCTAATAGTTTCATTTTTTGATGAAAGTAATAATTTTTTTGCATTTTCATTAATTCTATTTAATTCAATAATATTTTCATTTGTTATTTCTTCTGTATTAAGTATGGTTATTGCGGTTTTGTGTAAACCATCTATAGCTACCGTATTTTTATTAATAATATTAATTGAATCACCACCACCATATTGTTTATTATTATTTATTTTTTTAAAAAAATTTAAAATATTTTTATTATTAATTTTATATATATTAATATTATTTAATATAGATGATATTTTATTAATATCTTTTTTATTACCACCTTTCATATTATATTTAATATTATTATATATAATATTATTTCCTCCAACCGTATTTCGCTGTTTATCCATAGTTTTTATTTTTTTTTGTTTTTCTTTAATTATATCAATACTTCCAACAACACCCGATGCTGCTTTTTTTGCTGCTGCTGCTTCTTCAGCTGCTTTTTTTGCTGCTGCTTCTACTGCTGCTTTTGCTGCTGCTGCTTCTTCTTCTGCTTTTTTTGCTGCTGCTTGTTTTGCTGCTTCTGCTGCTGCTTTTGCATCTGCGTCTGCTGCTTGTCTTACTTCTTCTGCTTTTTTTGCTGCTGCTGCTTCTTCTGCTGCTTTTTTTGCTGCTTCTTCTGTTGCTTTTTTTGCTGCTGCTGCTGCTGCGTCTGCTGCTGCTTCTTCTGCTGCTTTTTTTGCTGCTTCT